GGTTCTTTGTGCTCTAGTTGTAGCGGTGGAGTGTAAAACTCTTGCTGACGACCTATTAACTGAGCTTTAGCCACCATCACGTTGTAGGTCCCGAAGAAATTATCTTGAGCCGCTCGCATTTGGCCGGCTTCGATCAAGTACATCACTTCGTCTAATGCATATTTTGTAATTTGGGTAATAACCACTGTTCGGTCAGTCGTAAACTTACATGCACGTGACCAAGCTTCTTCGGGAGACATCCAACTTTCACCAATACACCAGGTGCGAAACTCGGCAAATGACGGCATAAAGCGTCCACCTGCTGTAAGTAAACGAGCAAGTGCGTTGTTAAATTGGTTTTGTTGAACGCCAACCAGTGTTTTAAGTGCGATTTGCTCAACCACTGACAGAGGAATTGCACTTTCGCCTGTTGCTGGAAATTGCTTATTGAACTGAGCAGCGTAAACAGTGCGAAGAGAAGCGATTAATTGACGCACTTCGTTCAAGGTAATCTCATGCATGACCTACCTCCTCACTCACTAGATACTTTTTTGAAGGGGTTACATCCACGATTTGAGACTGGTTTTGTTCTTCAAAAAGATTTGCGAAGTAACCCGGCTCTTGTGTTTTTTGCCCAGCTGAAGTGATTTGCTCTTGCTTCTTGCGGTTAGCAGCAACTTGTTTCTCGTTGTTTTGAACCCAGGAGAACCACTTAACCAACCAGATGCTTGGTGTATTCAACGAGCTTGATTCGTTTGCAAAGTACCAGTCACCGAAGTTTTGAATCATGGTTCTCAAGTCGACTTCAGGTACCGAAACATATCTTTGTTGAACAAGTGAAATGAAATCGTATTGAAACTCGCTGTATTCAGAAATGAATTCACGCATTGAGTAACGCTTGTGGTCATCGATCTGATACTGAGCAAATTGAATTGGAGTTAATTGCGAATTTTCTCCACGCGTATTACCACTACTATCAATAATTGGTTCTTGGTTCTTGGTTAATGGTTTATGGTTATTGGTTGGTTGCACGCCCGTTTGTTCTTCGTTTAACGGATTTTCAACGACCGTTGAATTTTCGTTAGACGAATGATCATCTTTTGATGAACTGCTGTTGGACGAGCCTTTCTTTTTCGCTGCACGTTTTGCAGCAGACGCTTTACCAGCCTCACTCGCTTGTTTCTTTTTCCCGTGATATTCAGCAATTTCTCGTTCACAACGATTATTGCGATAAACACCATCTTCAAGAATGAAAAACTCATCAAGTACATATTTGAGAGCTTCTTTTTGCTCTTCGGTAGTACATTGCAAACGGCGTGCTAGACGATCAATGCTTGATGCATCAATCGCCTTTTCTGTGTCGTAATACATATCTAATAAGTCGCGGTAAATCGCCCGCTCAATTAAACTGAGGTGGCGAGTCGCATTGTTAAAGTCACCAATATGGTGTTGGTAATAGTTCATGCTGCCCCCTTCAATTTTGATTGATGAGTTTCAAAAGGATTATTTGCTCTCGCAATTGCTGCCATTGGATATGGCGATACAGAATTCCCAACCATAAAAACCTGATCTTTTTTGGATAAAGGCTTACCATCACTTCCATATTCAATAATGTAAGAATCAGGAAAGCCTTGCGCTCTATAAAGTTCACGCGGCTTTAACATGCGAATGCATATGTCAACAATTGCCCAAGGTTCCCCCTTGATCCAGACAGTAACGAGGGCTAAACGATCTTTGGTGGTGATTGTGTCCATTGGCTCAGTGATACTTCTTGCATCGCCATTGCCGTAGTAATTAATTAAAAATGCAGCTACACGAAGGGCACCCTTATAGTTATCTTTACTCAACTTGGCTGTAACTAAACCATGATGCCCACCTTTCACTTGAGCACAAATGGTTGAAAGAGGCTCATCAATTGACCAGTTCCGCTGTTGAGATGCGTTAGCAAACTCAGTAATAAACGGAACAAGAATTGGACTTATTAAAGAACTATGGCCGCCATACCCTGCTGTTGTCGTTGCCAGTGGTTCGCGTATGTCATGGCCGAAACTAGTTCTGAAATCACGACCAATAAAAGGAGTGGCAGAATTAACAAAAAATGGCTCTTTGGTTTCAATAACAAATTTTTGAATGCCCTTCGCAATTCGTTTTAAGGTTGCATCAGCTAAAGGACCTTGAGGCCTATCAAATATTGAGTTGCCTAAATCCGAAAAATCAATACATTCGGCAGTGGGACGCCATTTTTTTAAATTGCCCTTAGGTTTCTTTGAGAAGTATTTTTCTGGCCATACTATTGGTTGCCCATCACAGCGTGCAATGAGAAATAACCGCTCACGTTTTGTTGGCGCCCCAAAATCAGCAGCAATAATATTTTTTTGCCACTCAACTTCATAACCAAGTTGTTCAAGACTACGGACAAAGTGTTTCCAAGTTTTACCTTTCTTCTTTGGGTTCGGTACTAAGAATTGATTGTGACGAGGAACTCGCTCACCAGGCTCTGCAATTCGATTTACCTTTTTGCCATTAACATCAATTTTATCGAGTGTAATGACTCTGCCTGTTACTTTGTCTCGTTTTGCAATTAAAGGTCCCCATCCTAAGATCTGCTTAACATTCTCTAAGCTGATCACATCAGGTTTAACTTTGCCTGCAAACTTAAGAACAACCCAAGAAAGGTCACGTATCTCTTTTTTACGTGGTTGACCACCAGCAGCTTGCGAATGATGTGTACAGTCGGGGCTTGCATGAAACCAACCGACTTGATGTCCATCACAAATTTTAATCGGATCTACTGCAAATACATCCTGAACATAATGCTTTGCATGAGGATGATTAGCCTCATGCATAGAAATTGCTTTTGGATTATGGTTTACAGCAACATAAACAGGCCTGTTTAACCCCATCTCTAAACCAGTACTTGCACCACCACCGCCAGCAAAGAAATCTACAATGATTTTTTCAGAAAAATTTAAGTCGAATTGAGTTCTAAATGAACGAGCAGCATCAACAAATGCATTCATGCTTCACCGCCTTCTTTAATCTGAATGTATGTGCTACCCAAGAAGCGAATACGATCAGCACGGCTAAGGCTTCTAATAATTTCCTCAGCATGGTTATACGTAATACGGTGTTGACGGACTAAAGTTTCTTTAAAGTCATCTCGCTTTACAGCTGCATTTTTAGTATCAGCTTTGATTCGCTCAAGGTTCTCTTCACACTTTTTGATTAATGCTTTAAGTGTGTGGAGAGCCGGTTCAAACCAGCTCTGGATTATTTGCTCTTGATTTGATAGATTAGTTTGCATATTCGATTCCTCTAGCCAGTAATTGAATTAACTAAGCCTGATTTCCGAGATCAGGCTTTTTTAATATCCAAGCTTTTCCTTTTGACCACTGATTTCGTCATGAAATAAGTCATCAACTGTTTCTATACGGTTCATCCAACTTTTAGACATGACTAAAAGTGCTGCGACTCGCTCTTTATCAATGCTTTGATAATCTTTCGGTACTACTTTCAAACCTAAACAACTCAAGAGTTCGCAAAAACTTTCAATTTCAGTTAAGCCATTATTTTTCTTGTCATTTTTCATTCTCGACAAGGTGCTTGCATCTACATTTAAATGTTCTGCAATTTCGACATTCTTATTTGTTGCAAGTGCCTGCAAAATTCGGGATACGTCATTTCTGGCACTTGCAGATAGATCGACTGATAATTTGCTCATGTTTATTCCTAAGCTGTTTTTGATGTACCTAAAAAGAAATCAAATAGGCTTTCGTGAGTTAATTTTTGATTGCTTGCATCAACCATTTTTTGAATGGTTTCCATTCTTGGTCTTTTGCGAGCATGGATTAAATGAGTTTCCATATATCCGTATGAGACTTCTGCTTCTTTGCAGAATTTGAGACGGTCACTCTCACTTAATCCGCGCCAATAGCTATGAAGAGTAAGCATTAATACACCTCACTGGTAATTTTATTTAATAAATATACCCACAAGGTAAATAAAATACAACCTATCAGGGTATATATTTTTTCTACCTATTAGGTATTTTTGAGTTCAGCGCTAGAGGTGAATTGAAAAATGAATGAATTAAAGACTATTCATGAAATTAGGCTTGGTAATACAAGGAAATTAATGAAGGAATCGGGACTAACTCGTTCTGAATTTGCCGAAAAAATTGACATGTCTTATGGTTTGTTAAGCCAATATGTTGGGAAAAATCCAACAAAGAATATTGGTGATGAAACTGCATTAAAAATTGAAGAAGCTTTTAATAAGCCTCGTGGATATTTAGATCAGTCTGAAGGTCAAAATACAAACTCACAGCAAATAGATAGCGCTTCAAGTTTTAAACAACTCGATATAGAGGCATTTAAGAAAAAATATAATATTCCTGATAGCGAAGATGCAGTACTTTTCACTAATATTATAGAAAAACCTCTAGTTATTTCAAAAAGATGGGTTCCAGTAAAGGCGTATAGCAAGATGGGCATGGATGGTTATTTTACAGACATGGGGTATGATGGTAATGCTGGTGATGGATACATTCCGACTCACACTGCTGGTGATCGATCATATGCAATTAAAGGAACTGGTGACTCAATGTACCCCGCTATCCGTAATGGCTGGTATGTAGTCTGTGACCCAGATGCAGAATTAACGCCGACTGAATTTGTGCAAGTTTGTTTAAAAGATGGTAGGTGCACAATCAAAGAATTTATTGGCATTCATAATAATGTTTTAAATCTTTTAGCTGTAAACGGCGGCGAACGCTTAACTTTTGATATGGATGAAGTCGAAAGCATTACTGCTATTACCGATATTGTACCTCCTAGCCAACACAGACAACAGCATCCTAACGCTCATTAATTATTTTAATATACTCTTATTTAAGCCCACCAATTGGTGGGTTTTTTATGGCCTTTACATTAAATACACCTAGGAAGTAAAAAAATAATCATCTAATTTCACCTCACAGGTATTTACTTTATTTTACCTTGCAGGTATATTTTTCTCACAAACAACAAAAAAGCACATCGACTCTTCTACCTTCCGATGTGCTTTGCAAACTGCGAGATCAATTATGAATGCAAAAGCAATTCCACACAAGCATAAGGTAGCAGGCCTTACAGCAATTACTGTACTTGTAGCCCTTGGTTCTTGTGAATACCGTACCGCTAATTCTAGCGTCCCTTCTAATTACTCATACGAAAGCAAGCAAATGGTTGCTTCTGAATATGAGCTTTTAGGTGCTAAGCAAACTGGTGAAAAAACTGGTGTAGCTGTTATACGCATTGACGGCTTTAAATTAAACGTAAGCTTTGATTTTGACGGTGTAGCAGACAGTTACGGCATAGCAGGATCTGACTTTACAGCAGCTGAAATTACCAACCTTTCTATTGAGTCAGTAACGGACCTTAGCGGCAAACCTTGGAACGACTTCACTAATCTTGATGACCATAAAAATATAAATATTTTATTGGTTGGCTATATCGATCGTAATAAATGGTTGGAGGCAGCCTAATGAAAGATTACAACTGCCCTACTTGCAAGAAAATTATCCCTGTTGATCGCTCAGAAATCAAAGCTGGTGATGAGGTTTCATTTTGCAAAGTAACCCAAACTTCCAACTCTGCTCGTTTTTCTTCTAGAGAAGGAATTGTTGAGTGCCGCGAAGGTGATGTTGTTTTAGTTAAATATCGAAAGGAAATTATTCCTTTAAATATTAAGGATGTTTCACCATCTGATGCGCCAAGCCCGCTTACTTATGCATTTGTTGGCACATGCGAATGTAAGGAGGCTGAATATGTCTAATTTCAAAAAACACCCGGATGGGTACAAGTCTTATTTAGGCCGCGACAATACAGGACTCTACTCTGTTCGAATTGGCTGGCAAGTGTATGCATCTAATGCTAATGGCTCAGTTCTTTACAAAGTTAAAGACGAAACTAAGACGCCTTTAGATGTTGAAAAGTTCAAAACTGAATATCCAAAAGTTTGGGAAGTATTAACTCAAGAGATCAGCTTTCAACGCAAAAAGAAATTAGCTATCGATTTGGGTAACTCACATATCTCATCAATTGAACGCAAAGCGTATAAGCAAAAACGCGGTTTTACTGGTAGTAGATAGGAGCAAAAATATTATGGCTATTGAAGTTTTTACACCTGAACAAACGCTATTGGTTCAAAGCGTTATTTGTTACCTATATACAGACCCTGGTCTTGGTAAAAGTTCCATCGCTCATACAGCTAACAAGCCTGTAATTTTTGACTTTGACAAAGGTCAGCATCGTGTAGCGCCTGAGCTCCGCCGTGGCACCATTGTACGCATTGACACATGGTTAGATCTTGAGAACTTAAAGGACAGTTTTTACGACAACTATCAAACAATTGTGGCTGATACTGTTGGGGCTATGCTTGATGCTATCAAAGATCAATTATTAAAAAATCCTGATAATAGACAACGTGACCAAACTCTAACCCTTAAAGCGCAAGGATTAGCTGGTAACAAGTTTATGACTATGGTTCGCAAATGGCAGAGCCTTGGTAAAGATGTGGTGTTTATTGCCCATGCCATTGAAGAGGAAGCGGGTAAAGAAAAGCTAAAAGTATATCGACCAGATTTAGCCGGTAAAAACCGTAATTTACTTTACCGCATGGCTGACGTAATGGGCTATCTCCACTCGGCCACTGATGAGAACGGCGATACTATTCGTACAATTCTTTTCAATCCTACACCAACTCACCACGCTAAAAACTCAGGTCGCTTGGGTACGGTAATGACAACATCAAGCGGTGCCGAAATCTGTACTGGTCAAGTACCCGTACCTGAGTTAAGCAGCTCCCCTACTTTCTTAGCTGATCTACTTAAACAAGCTAAAGAACACATTAACACTCTGACACCAGTACAAGCTGCTGAAATTAAAGCTCAGGCAGATTTGAGTAACTTTAAACAATCTTGTACTGAGGCAAATCACGCTGGTGATCTAAACCAGCTTACTGAATCTCTCGATAGAGAACACAAATATGCCCTACCTATGTGGCATGCAATTCAGTTACGTGCCCGTGAAATGAACTGCACTTTCGATCAAGAGAAGAAGAAATGGAATAACCCGCCTGAGTTTAAAGGAATTTCAAATGAACAGCGTGATGAATTACAGGCATTCATTGATGAGTGCGGTTTAGACGTGAAATCAGTTTGTGAGCATCTAGGCATTGATGCCCTTACTCAAATTGAAGCAGCAAAACTTACGGCAGTTAAACAAGACATTGAGACATTGGCTAAAACGGGGATTACGGCATGAATAATTTACTAACAGCATCTGAAGCATTTGCAGCTCTTCAAAAAGGTAAAACTGTTCTTTGCCGTTACGCTGGTGATGGAACACTTAAAGCTGATAAGTCATTCAGCACCTTAGATCAAATGCCAGCAACGGTATTTGGTCTACCCCATTACGAGTTCTGCATTCAGCTTGAAACGACTGTTTTAGCAGAAATTACATTCACCAAGCCAGTTGAACCGCATGATTTAGAAGATGGCCAAGTTATCTATATTGTTATGCCTTCCCATGTCTTGCGTACCACATATAACTCTAAAAATGGTGAAACTTGTCTAAGTGTTGGTAATGGGTTTGCACAGCTTGATGAAGAAAATGCAAAGCTTCAACTTCAAGCTATAGGTAAAACTTTTGGCAATATGATTACTGATATACAAGTAATAGACGCAACTAAAGACAAACCAAGAGGTCAAAAAGGTAAACAAGCTAAAGCTGAGCAAACAGTAGTTTCAGAAAAGACTGCTGAAGTTATTGCTGAAACAAAGAAGCCTACGATTGTTATAACAGAACAAACTAATGTCACCGTTTCTGAGGATCTATTAGTTTCTGAAACTACTGACCCGACATTAGATCCTGAATATCAAAAAAACCTTGATACCCTTCTGCTACGAGTTAGGGAATCAAAAACACCTGACGAAGTGAATGCAGTTTATCGCTATACCCGTACATGGTCAGATAAACAAATGGATCCTTTACTCAAAGCTACTCACAAGCGTTTGACTGAGCTTGCAGATGAAAAGCCTATAGAGAGTGAACCAACATCACTAATGGTTCAGATCCAAAACGCGCCAGACATCACAACATTGAATGCTTTGGAAATAGATGTGGCCGCACGAGATCCACAGATTCAATCACGACTCATGGATTTTGTTAAGAAACGCCGCTTTGAATTAGAGAATCCTACATCTACACCACTTCAAGAGGCTGAGCCTGATTATTTATTAGTGGACGGTTTCTAATATGAAAGATCAGTACAAGAAAGTGAGCCAAAAACACATGCTTGGTTTTATGTACTACTTGCAATTGCTGGGCTACGTAATAGTCCGGCAAGGCATGGATCAAGCAATGTTTCTAACAAAGCATTATGCGGTACCAGTCGCTTGGCGCCGCATAACGATCGACTATCACAACCGTTTAAATAAACCGGCACAACAACTTTATAAAGAGTTTGTTGAGTGGACTAAAGAAGAATATTTGAGGGCGTAGGAAATGATGGATTTAAAAACAAAACAAGCTTTTTGGTCTGAACAATTACCTTTCTTTAAAGAAAAATATTGGATTCCTGGACATTTAGACGTACTCGAATTTGATATGAATGGCGGTTGTTTTGATATTGTTGACGGTATCAAAACCGATTTAAGTGCAGAAGACCTTTTTGATATTTACCATCGTGTAAATAGTGGTTGGGCAATGTGGAAGAAAGCCGTAAATTTCATGAAATCCAAAGTACCAACGTGGATTAGCGTGACTGATGAATTGCCAACTACTGACATAATGGTACTTATTTGTTGGGCAGATGCTCCTGATGTCACCCCAGAACAAGACTATATGACTATTGATGAGGATTTAAATAGCGTATGGGCAAACTATCAAAATGATCCACCTTCACATTGGATGCATTTTCATAGTGTGCCAAAAGTATCGGGAGCTGAACAATGAGCATAACACTTAGCGGTCATCAACTAAAAAGCCTTCTCGAATTTGTAAATCCAGATGGTGAGAAAGATTTAGATCAACTTGATAATGAACTAACAATTAAATTCTTTGAAGATGGCCACAGTGGAAAAGGCTATTACTTTTGGATGACCGAATATCCAGAAGAAGGTGCAATGAAGTTGGATATTGAATCGGGAGCTGAGGGATGAGTGAATTTGAAATACTTGAATCAGCACCAAAAGATGCTACCCATTATTTTCTTGTGCCTAATGGATCTGGTGAACCTTATTACGTTCTTGAAAAAGAAAAAAAGTTCTACTGGTTTCACGGTCAGGATGAAATAACTAAGCCACACATTTTAAGTTGGATTAAGTCAATTGAATCACTGAAAGAAGTTAAAGCGGAAAGTAAGGAGGGGTAAGGTGGATAAATATCTGACATCTAACAATGTGTGTGAGATGTTTCATATTACTAAACGCACACTTAATCGGTGGGAAATTAACACACCTTGGGGGATTCCATTCCCAGCCCCGGCATTAAGTTCTGAGGGCGGAACAATGAAAAGATACCTCGCTACTGATGTAATGAAGTGGGAGGAAGAATGCCAGCAAAAGAAGCAACTAAAAAAAGCTATATAAGTTGTACCGAAGCTAACAATCAGCAAACTTGATGAAATTAGTCCAGATCAATGATTGTTAGCATATTTACGTTACTATATACTGTCCGCCGAATCACGGCTTGCTAGATAAACTCAGCAATTTCATTTATGTACATAATGGTGTACATATAATGAAACCAAGGAAGCAAGAATATACTTTTCCCGTTTAATTATAAGGGTTTAGGCGATATGGCATTAATCGTTCAAAAATATGGCGGTACTTCTATGGGTACCCCCGAGCGCATTTTAAATGTTGCTCGTCGTGTGAAGCGTTGGCATGATCACGGTCACAAGGTTGTTGTGGTCGTATCTGCAATGAGTGGTGAAACAAACCGCTTACTTGCTCTCGCTAAAGCCATTACCGAAACACCTGACCCACGTGAGTTAGACCAAATGGTTTCAACCGGTGAACAGGTGACGATTTCCATGTTAGCTATGGCACTTAATTCGATTGGTGTGGAAGCTAAATCCTATACCGGACGTCAAGTCGGTATTAAAACTGACAGTGCATTTACCAAGGCGCGTATCGAGTCTATTGATACAGATGTCATGACCAATGACCTAGATGCAGGCCGTGTTATTGTGGTTGCTGGTTTCCAAGGCTTTGATGCTAATGGAAATACCACAACACTAGGTCGAGGTGGTTCAGATACTTCTGGTGTTGCTCTTGCTGCTGCTTTAAAAGCTGACGAATGCCAGATTTACACTGATGTAGATGGTGTTTACACCACTGACCCTCGCGTTGCTCCTAAAGCCAAAAAAATCGACCGTATTTCTTTTGAAGAAATGCTAGAAATGGCATCATTAGGTTCTAAAGTTTTACAAATTCGCTCAGTAGAGTTTGCCGGGAAATATCAAGTTCCTTTACGTGTATTATCAAGCTTTGATAATGACGACGACGGCGTTTTTGACGACGAATTTAAAGAAAATGTTGGTACACTCATTACTACTGAGGCAGAAGATACTATGGAACAGCCAATTATTGCAGGTATTGCTTTTAACCGTGACGAAGCAAAATTAACGATTTTAGGTGTACCTGATGAACCAGGCATTGCTTCTAAAATCTTATCACCAGTAAGTGATGCCAATATTGAAGTCGATATGATAGTGCAAAATGTTGAAGAAGATGGCACAACAGATTTCACTTTCACTGTAAACCGTGTTGATTTAGCGAAAGCTGAAAAAATCTTAAACGAAACTGCTAAAAATATTGGCGCACGTGAAGTTTCAACACGTGATGACATCGTTAAAGTATCTATCGTAGGTGTTGGTATGCGTTCACACGCAGGTGTAGCGAGCAAAATGTTCACTGCCCTTGCTGATGAAGGTATCAACATTCTTATGATTTCAACTTCTGAAATTAAAGTTTCTGTGATTATCGACGAGAAATACCTTGAACTTGCTGTTCGCTGCTTACATACCGCTTTTGGTTTGGATCGTGAACATGGTGAAAGCAGCGCTCGCGCTTAATTTTACCAACCGGTCAAGAATTCATTAAAAAATGTTTACTTGTCCGACAATAATCAAAGAAAACACAGAGCCGCTATAGTTTTTTTTATAGCGGCTCTGTTATATTAAACGGAAAGTTTTTTGGCAGAGATTATCAAAATATGACTTTGTTCTCATATTTCTGTTAGAATCTGACTGAAAACTGAGGTTGAGCTTTTTATTTGGGTACCAATATTGCAGTTTTAAGCGTTTAGCAAGGAGATAAACATGCTGATTCTGACCAGCCGTGTCGGGGAAACATTAATGATTGGGGATCAAGTCAGTGTTACTGTGCTTGGCGTCAAAGGAAACCAAGTTCGTATTGGTGTGAATGCACCAAAAGAGGTTTCTGTTCATCGCGAAGAAATTTATCAACGTATTCAACATGAACGTGCAATGCATGAACACCTTCAACATCTTGATCAAGATTATCAAGTTTCTTATGAAGATGATAATTATGCACAGAAAAACTTCAATCGTTAATATGAAGTTGTTCTCTCCCTAATTAAAGCGACTTTATAGTCGCTTTAAATTTTTTAAGTGGTTGTATTTATAGACCTAAAGCACGTTTAACAGGTGCATAGCTACGACGATGCTGATCAATCACGCCATGCACGGCAATCGCTTCAAAATGTGCTTTGGTTGGATATCCTTTATGTTTGGCAAATCCAAATAACGGATATTGCTGATCTAATTCTGCCATTTGTCGATCTCGTGTCACTTTCGCCAAGATACTTGCTGCACTAATTTCAGCATGGCTTGCATCTCCACCAATAATGGCTTCACAAGGAATAATAA